TTACAATGGTTTAGGATTATGTCAATCTAGAGCTACAGTGCCATTTTCAATAAGTTTTTCGCGATTTTTAAGATGCAATGCAAGAATCTCATCTTTGGATCCTCCAGTATATGGAACTGCATGTCCTTCAGCAATCATTATTTCTGTAACCAAAGATCCATTTTCATATCCACCATAGCCATCTGCCACAATAAAGTCGCCTAGTATTCTGCCAAACTTGCCTTTCATGTCTTCACCATCCTTGTTGATTTGTGTTTTTAAAATTGGTGTGCCTTTTAGTAGATCTGCAAGTTTTTCTTTGGCGGCAAGTCCGAATTTCTTTTCAATTAGATCTCTTGTTCTTGACTCAGGAGTATCGATGCCCATGATTCTTACACGCTCATCTTTCATCCATATCCCAAACCCAAGATCAATATCAACATCAACAGTATCGCCGTCAACCACCTTAATAATATTACATTTATATTCGTACATTACATTACTCCAAACATATATGAATATTTAATTAAATGGCTTGAATTAATTGGATGTGATAAGGTGACTCTAAAACTGAATGAATAATATCGGCAACATGGTCAAGTGGCATCCAATCTTCATGCCCTGGTTCCAAATCGTTCAAACCAGGAACTGTGATGTGTGTTGATTTTACATCACCTTTGATTTGTAAACTTCTTATTTTTAATGCGTTTTTTTCAACATGATAGTTACCAAAGGAAGGGTCATGTTCCGCAGTTGATCCTATGTTTATTATTAATCCTGTAGTCCATGCACTTTCAACAGCATTAAGTAGATGATATTGTGCCATGTGACTAATGTGTGATGCATTGATAAAAACATCATAATCTTTGATTTTATTTGTAAAAATGTGTTTACGTTTGTCGTCCCACAATCTCAAATCATAACCATTTGATAGATGCAAAAAGTCAGATGCAGGCCATTTGGCTTTGACTGCCTTGGCTATTGTATTTTTGTTAGGATTTCCTGTGCAAACTATCTTGTATGACATCGTACCATTCTTTGAATACAGTTGGAAAATTTGTGTTCCTTATTGCATCTAGTTTTTGTACATAGTTAAGCATCTCAGTAGTATGGTCTTGGCCATCTTGGTCAATTCTTGAAGTAACTGCTTTTAAACTTTTATCTGCAAAAGATAATTGTTTTTTCAATATTTTTTTTACTCCTGCATTAAGATGTTTAATGTTTAGGTAAGATGGAAAATCAACAAACTGTGGATATATGTCTGTGCCAACATTAATTAATAACCATTTAAAAAATTTTTCTATATACCAAATGTTTAATGTGCTTATAGTTGGTGTCACTGCTATTCTATATTGTTGTTGTTTGTACCATTCAAGATTTTCCATAATTTTATTCCATTTTAGTGGATACCTTAATAATTCAAATCTATCTTCTATGTCATCGATAGACAACAAAATGTCTACTCTTTTACATTTTGATAGTTCCTTAATTAAATCTTTATTTGGAAGTATGGAACCATTTGTGTTAATTTTTACCACTGTTGATTGGTTACCAAACAATTTTAAAAATTGTTCAGGATATGAATGCAAAAGTGGTTCTCCACCATGAAACTCAACGTATTTTAAATCTGTTAGATCAAAATTTTGGTACACATGTTTTATGTCGATCATTTTAGTTTTGTCCATCAGGTATTGTGGTTCAACATCTCTTCCTAATTTAATTGCATCCTTGATCCAACCTGTGCTTCTTGTATGATCACAAATCATACATTTTGCGTTACATAATGTTCCATATCTAAGACCAACACTAAAAATTTTGTCAGTTCTAAAATTTTGATCTTTGCTTAATTGGTTGGAGGATAGCCTTCTACTATTAGTACCTAATGCTTCATCTACTTTACAAATTTTACATCCGTGTGAGAAGTTCTTTTTTAATTTTGTTTGGATTGGTTTGATGTATTCATTGTAATCACCTCCAGTAAATCTGTGTCCTGACCAAACATTACAAGGTTGTATTTGCATCATATCATTTTCTACAATGACATCTATATGGTTAAAAGGTTGTGTACAGAACATTTTTGTAACGCAACTTTTCTGTTGCCAGGTAAGTTGCCAACCCCGCCTGCCTAATTAACTAGGCCGCAAGTGCTAGATTTTCATCTGCGTTTATTTTGCCAACTACTCTGCCAGTCAATTCCACTCGGCCCCGTAAGGAACGCTATTGGTGGAGCCGCTGGGTTTCGAACCCAGGTCCTGTTCAGAATCTAACATCGACAATATTATTTTAGTATAATTTGGAAAATTTGTCTACTTGGTTTGAAGTGGTGGCACAGACGAAGCAGGCTGTATGCCTGTGGTCCCTTTGATATAGTTGTCAGTTGCGGCTTTGTGGGCCTTTCCAATAGTAACAACAGTTGACTTATTAAATGTAAAGTTTTTGGTAAAGTCGGCCATCATGATGTATTGAGTCATGCCCAATCCATCTTTCGTCATTGTAAGTGCTAAAGGCTTTGACACAGTGATGCCCATGTTGTCTTCTTCAATAAACTTTGCAATTACTTCATCGCCACCAGTTATCCTGATTGCAACAATATCATTGGCTTTATATCCAGGATCAACTAACATTATAATTTAAATCCTGCAAGTGTGTCCTTGTCGACATCCTGTTTGACTCCACCAATAATATATGATTCAACTTCAGTTTCCTGTGGCGCAACTTGTAGGCCTGCTGATGATAACCAATGTTGTGTCCAAGGAAGTGGATTGGCATTCAATGGCCTATCGAATAATGGATCAAATCCAATGGCTTTTATTCTTTTGTTTGCAACAAATTCTACATAATCGCCCAACAGTTTTTCGTTCAAGCCGATTATTGTGCCTTCTTTCATAAGATGCTTTGCCCATGCTTTTTCTTCTTCAACACATAGTTTATACATGCTACGCACAGTGTCTTTGCATTCTTCTGTAATTTTTTTCATTTGTGGATCATCACCTTCTTGCCACTTTTTTATAATTTGTGTTGATAAGTTTAGATGTGTTGCTTCATCTCTTGCAATAAATGAAATAATCTTTGCTGAACCTTCCATCAGTTTTAGTTCACCAAATGCAAATGTACAGGCGAAAGAAACATAAAACCTAAGGCCTTCTAATATATTAACGTTCACCATTGCAAGATACAATTGTTTTTTGACTTCATACAAATCACCTTTGCCTTTTACAAAATAATCTTGTGCTAGTTCCGAAAATTTATCATAGTTTTCTGTGACAGATATCGCTCTCTTAACTATTTCATCGTCATTCAAAATTGTATCAAACACTTCTGATGGATCTGCATAAACATTTTTCATAATATATGTGTATGATCTTGAATGGATAGTTTCCATAAAGTCCCAAGTAATGATACAACCTTCTAGTTCTGGAATAGAACAATAAGGCAAAAAGGATAAACAAGGGCCTCTGCCCTGTACAGAATCTAATAGAGTTTGATATTTCAAATTTGCTGTAAAAATATGTTTTTGTTCTGGCCTAAAAGTCTGATAATCAGCACGATCTTTTTGTAGTGATATTTCTTCAGGTCTCCAAAAGTAACCTAACATTCTTTGATTAAGTTTATCAAATTCAGGATATTTAAATTGATCATATCGTTGTGTATTTTGATCTTCGCCAAAGAACATTGGCTGTTTTGTAAAGTCTACTTCATTTCTATTGAATACTGTTTTGCTCATTGTGTTCCTATTGTATATTGAATTATATTTTTTGTCAAATACTTATTTTGTTAGCCGTGAAAAATTTTCCTACACTATAATTAATCTCATTAATCCAATGTTGCTTGTGTGTCAATAATATTTGGTTGCGTAGATGTCTGGCGGCAGTTATATTCCTCATTTGATTGTAGTTACGCCAACTTGCACATTGATCTATGGCTTTAATGATCAGGTCAAATCGCTTGACTGTATCAGATTCTTCATCATAAGAATGTGTTAATAAATCATCATACACATCTAGTCCATGTTCACGCATTAGGTTCACTGTACCCTTGCATGACACTATGACTGGAATAGTTCCATAGAATAAACTATGCCAACTTTTTTCAGTTGCAAATTGGGTGTTTTGATACAAATAATCTGTTTCAGTAACAATGGTGCACAATGCATTGGTATGTAAAGTTTCTATGTTTTGTTCTTGATCAAATTGTTGTTGTGGTTGATCGATATAGTGTGGAGTTGTAAATGGCACATTGTGTGTTTGTCCCATAGGATATATTTTTTGTGCCTTTTGTATGCTTTTAGGACTTAATTGTCCACGATAACTCCAATGTGTGCGTTTTATATAATTTTTGTCATGTAACATCTTAATAATTGCATATCGATGAGGCTTGTCAAAATTGTTTAGACATAAAAATTGATACTCCGGCTGTGCAACATATTTTGGTAGCCTTTTGATTGACACATAAAACCAAACATACCATGGCGCATATGCATGGGGTAATCCGTATTTGGAAAATAATGTATCGTCTTTAGTGTTGTCTAACACTATGCATCTATCTAATAATTGATGTGTTTTAAGATTATTGTAAAGTTCTACAAAGTCATTATGATCATGTACATGTTCACATGTTTTATCAATGATAACAAACATGTTTGATTCTTTTGCGTGTTCAAGATGTTCATCAAGAGTGTATTCAGAATATTGTGGATTAAATTTAATTAAGTCATAAGGCACCGCAATTACATCCGTAGTAATGTTAGTATGGATGCCCCCAAGTATTGGCCAGGTTGCCCCTAAATTTTGATATGAGGATTTATAACAACAATAAAAGTTGTCCCACTTTTTGTAATAATAATCTTTTATGCTAGATGGCGCAGGCATCACAGGTTTCGTCATCTTCAACAGCAGGAATATCTTCTGCTATCTCTTGCACTGTATCTTGTATGCCTTGTGGTTGAACTGTGTCTTCTTCGCCTTTATAATCATATGTGTTTTGATAGTAAGAAGTTTTCCATCCTAATTTGTACGTAGTCAACAGGTCTTTAATCATAACACTCATTGGCACTTCGTTGTTTTCATAGTGTAGTGGATTGTATGACCAGTTGCCAGATATTGCTTGGTCGAAAAACTTTTGCATCACTGATACTATATTAATGTATCCTTCGTTTGATGGCATGTCCCATAATAAAGTGTAATAATTTTTTAGTGTTTGATACTGTGGCACCACTTGTTTTAATGGCCCTTTTTTAGATTTTTTAGTTGACAGCAATGCACGTGGTGGTTCAATTCCATTTGTTGCATTTGATACAACAGAAGATGATTCTGATGGCATCTGTGCAGACAGAGTAGAATGTCGAAGTCCATGTTGCTTTATTTCTTTACGTAACCATTTCCAATCACAAGTGTATGTAAATTTTGCAAGATCATCAACATCTTTTTTATAGGTATCAATTGGTAATATGCCTTCAGCATACTTTGTGCGTTCATAATAATCACATGCACCACGCTCTTTGGCAAGATTCATAGATGCTTTTAGTAGATAGTATTGGAAACATTCTGTTAGTTCATGCACAAGTGGAAGTGCTTCTTTGTCTGAATATTTTACTTTGTTTTTTGCAAGAAAGTGTGCCAGTCCAATGTATCCAACACCTAATGATCTCCTTGCTTTTGTTGATATTTCTGCCGCCTTAACAGGATATCCTTGATAATCGATTATTTGGTCAAGTGCCCTTACAGAAAGATCACACAAGTTTTCAAGATCTTCAAATTGTTTAATTGTTCCTACATTAATAGCAGAAAGAATACAAAGTGCTATTTCTCCCTTATCATCATCTACGTGTTGGATAGGCACAGTGGGTAATGTTATTTCTTGGCATAGATTAGACATGCGTACAGGATCTTTGAAGGAAGAATGACTGTTTGCATGATCAATATTCATGATATAAATCCTTCCTGTCTCTGCTCTTTCTTTTAACAGTGCAGAAAATAAATCCATTGCTTTAATTTTTTTCTTAGGTGTTTTTCTGTCTGCTTCATACTTTACATAAAGTTCATCAAAACGTTCGTTGTCAAGTCCAAAAGCTTCATATAAGTCTGGTGCATCATGTGGTGAAAACAAAGTTATATCGCCATCTTGTAAAACTCTTTCATAAAAAATTTTTGATATTTGTATGGAGTAATCTAGTTTTCTAACACGATTGTCTTCTGTGCCTTTGTTATTTTTTAATACAAGTATGTCTTCAATTTCTTGGTGCCAAATAGGAAAATGCACTGTTGCTGATCCACCTCTGATTCCATTTTGTGTGCAAGAACGCACGGTAGATTCAAAAACTTTAAGAAAAGGAATCACTCCTGTGTGTGCAACCTCTCCACCTCTAATTTTTGAGTTGATACCTCTAATGCGTCCTAAGTTTAATCCAATGCCAGCTCTCTGTGCAATATAATATCCTACAGCAGAATTGGAGGAAAAAATAGAAGGCAATGTATCATCAACATCAACTAAAACACATGAAGCAAACTGTTTGATAGGAGTTCTGACTCCACCCATAACAGGAGTTGGAATATTAATTTGAAATGTTGAAATGGCGTCATAATATTTTTTAATATAAGACATGCGTGTGTCTTCTGGATAATCAGCAAACAGTGTTGCCGCTATCATCATGTACATGAACTGTGGAGTTTCATATACTTCGCCTGTGCTTCTATCTTGCACAAGATATTTGTCTACCACTTGACGGAGTCCAGCAAAAGTAAAGTCAAGATCTCTGTCATGTTTGATCCAAGTGTTTAATTTTTTTAATTCTGTTTTTGAATATTTTTCAATAATTTGTTTGTCATACACGCCACGCTTTACATTTTGTATGATTACATTCACAAAATGCTTTGGCTGGAACTGCCCGAAAACTTCTTTATACACGTTCCATAACAATAATCTTGCCGCCGCATATTGATAGTTGGGTGCTTCTAAACTGATTAGATCATTTGCTGAGCGTATCAATATTTCTTGTATGTCTTTAGATGACATGTTATTTGTAAACTGTATGTGTGAATTCATTTCTATTTGAGATGCACTAACTCCTGTAAGTCCTTCTGTCGCTTGTTCAACAACAAAGTGCATCTTATCTAGGTCAAGCGGTTCCTTGGACCCATCACGTTTGAGTATTTGTATTTCGTTTGCTTTGTTCATTATTTTTTAATTTTAGTCTTAGATAAGTGTGATACTTAGTATATGACCTAAAGGCTCTTTAGTAAATGATAATATTAGGTAATATGTGGATAAATTAGACGTATCTTAAAATTCTATATTTTAAAGTTGCTGTTGTGTCGTTGGTCGAATCATATTGCAATACGCCTGCTGTGGTCACTTGAAACACAATGCCGCTGTCAGCATTTTCAGTAAAGTCATCAGTGAACACCATGTTAGCATCAATGCTTACAGCAGTAATAACACCGATACGTTTTTTTGTGCTGGAACCAGTGCTTCGTGTAATGGTGTAATGAAACTGCACTTGGTTCTCTCTTTGATTATCAAACTGCACAGGTGAGCCAGTGGCATTGTTTAGAACATCAACAAAACCAGATGTATTATTGTTAAGCGTTACTGCTTCTTCAACTGGCCCCTCATGGTAGATGGAACCTGCAAAATTACTTAATGTATCTGATCTATGGAAAAAGTTTCCATAGGCAAAATTGTTGCCGTGTTCAAAGTTTATCGATGGTCTTTCTGCTGAATCATCAGAATTTTTTCCAACGTTCCTGAATGAAGTACCTGCAACAATATTACCAGCTGGATTTCCTCCAGCATCATGTATAAACACTCCTTCAACATCTATGCCATCAAAGATACAATTGGCAATCATGACACCAGTTGGACCTGTTATTTTATTTGCAGTTGATCCATCTGACGTTTCAGCAAGGTTAACACCTCTGTGTAAGGTTTTGAATTCACATCCTTGAATAACAATATCTTGAATATCAAAATCTGACATAACACCTCTTTCACTCTTTTCAAATACACAGTGTTGAAAATGTATGTGCTTACTGGTGTTAGCTGTTGTTCCACGAATATCAACACATGCCTTGCTATTGGTTGCTCCGCCTTGTGCTGTGAAACTTCCTGAAAACTGTACATTAAGAAAGTGCGTGTCTTGACAGGCATCTAAAATTGCAATGTGGTTGTCTGAACTTTGTTGAAACTGAATATTTTCAATGGATATCGCCTGCGGTATGGTGCCCCCATCTGATCCAATGTTAGCAGAAGTGTTGCCTTTATCATCACAAGTTCTGAATACACATTCTTCTGTGCTGTCATTCTGTTTTATGATTGTCGATCGCATGCCGTCGCCTAGTATATTTGTGAAAGGAAACACAAGGATAGGTCCATTTACTATGTAAGTTCCACCAGGGAAATATAATCTTCGTCTCTGTTTTCCTGTGGACTCAACAGTTTGTATATTTTTAATTGCTCTATTGATAGCATCAGTGTCATCGGTGGATCCATCGCCTTTGGCGCCGAAATCTTTTACATTAGCAAAATCGTCTAATTTTTTTTGGAGTGTTCTTACTACAGCATTGTTTGTATCTACTCCAGTAACAATAGGTGAATCTGTGTTGCCTCTGAATGTATATGTGTTTGCAATTGTTAGAATATTGTCATCTTCAGTTATTATTTTGGTGTTGCCAGTTTCAGGTGCTC